AAACTACTTGTTGTATTTTTAAATGTGTCATTTGAATTAAATCAGCAAATGGTATCATTCTTCTCACTAAAGATTCTAAAGTTCCTTTGTATAAAGATGGAGCACAGGCAACGTAATTAGGCATAGCATATTGGTTAGCCGAATTAGGTCTCACCATATTTTCCATCATTTCCCATTTAAGGATAATGTTAGTTCCCATAACCATAACCCCCTCATACCATACGTCAATTTTCTTTTCCACTTTCTCAAACTCTCCCTCTTCTTGCATTTCTGGAGGAGGATTAAATTGATCGTCCTTTTCTACTGTTTTAAAAGACCCTTCCGATACTTTCTTTTTCTTATATACAAAAGTATTAGTGGTCTTGTAATTAAAATACATAAGAGTACAGGTGTCCCGAGCAAACATACTGTTCTCGTACATCGCTGCTACATTATAATAATCATACCACGCTTGACTATATTTAGATATTTCCTCCATATCCTCATTCGTAATTGTAGGGTCTATTTTTACCAACTCTCCAATAGGAACGGTTTTAATTTCTCCCCAGTAAAAAGTATCTTTAAAATAAGGGTCTTCGGTATAACTGTAAACAACATTAGCTGGGTCTACATATTCTACCCTTATCCCATCACCCTTCTGGAACATGTGTTTAGTGATACCTATTCCTAAAGTAGTTATATCTCTATCTACACGTTTACGGGTATCGATATAATGATTCTCTTCCATCATACATTTAATCGCAATTTCATTAGCAATTTCAATACCAGGTTTGTAATTAAGCTGCATATATAATTCCATTTCTGCGTCAGATTCCGGAAGTTGTTTAGGGTCTTGAGTAAACATAGGAACTTGAAAGTCTTGTTCTATTTTCATAAACAAATCTTTAGAAACCACGTTTTTTTCTACATCTACTTGAAATTCATTTCGTTTCTCAGCAGACATAGCATCCATCGCTACACATTTTACATCAAATAATCGGTCTGACATTCCATTTACAACTATATCTACGAACTTAGGGATAATAGGAACGGGTGTCCAGTCTAAATTAAGGTAAGATAGGTCACCATCTACTGAGAGCTCATCTTTATATTTCCTGATAGACTGCTCCCCTCTTGCGTATAGTCTTAATCTATGGAATTCTGCCCACTGGTTATAGAACCTACAGTTCATTCCGTCCTTTCTGAACCATTCATATTGTATAGCTTGCCCTACCTGTATTCCAAACTCATCTGTCTTTTTTTCTGCATCTGATACAAATTGATCGGGGAAAGCGGAAGATTGGATATCTATTGTTACATTTTTCATCTGATTATTTGGCTTTGTGTGCTGGTATTATTATATCTTGCAAAGTTAACACTTATTTTTGATTTTTGTTTAGACGGAGTGTATAAGTGCTTCTGATTAGCCATGATAGCTAAACCAGAACTAATAGCGGCGTCAAACTTAGTTCTATTGCTAATATCAAACTTAGCCCAGTCCTCTAATGTTCGTCCAAAATACATCACCCCCATATCTCCTTGGTCTCTATAATCTCCAGTAAAATCAATACCAATATATTTTTCTATATAAGATTCTATTGCTGAAGCGTGAGACTGTTTTACATCTTCGGAGGTATTGGGTATCCCTCCTAATTCTCTTTCTGTTTTAGATAATTTATTATATCTTTTATCGGGACGGTTTAAAGAATACCCTCTGTATCCTCTATTTTTGAAATGATATAATAGTCGGGGTTTATTATTTTCACATAAAATAGGCATCCCATAAAATATACACGCCATTAACACTTCCTCAAAAAATATCTCTGCTGTTTGAGGTCGAGCTATATATTCTAAAAAAAACTCTCCCGAAGGAGCATCATCCATACTAAACTTAGTTAATCCATGTAAAGCTCCATTAGACCCTTTTCCAACCACTACCCCTGATATATCATAAGAGTCGCATCCAAATGACCCCATGTGTTCATTCCCAGGTTTTTTCATCCCCCTTTCGGTAATAATATGATTTTGTAATTCTTTAGATGGAGTCCATGAGACTAAAAACCTTCCGTTCTTTTTAGGAGCCCATAATACTTTGGAGTCTTTAATCCCGTTCTCCCAATAGAATGAACCCCTGGTAAGATGATGATCCATAATTAAAGAATCATTATAATCTATTTGCTGATAGATTTTAGTTAAATTAAATAAAGACTGTTTACTTTCGTCCCTAAAAGCGTGTGATTCGGTTCTGGGAAATTGTCGGTAAAATTCATTTAAAGCGTCAGGGTCTTTAGATAAAGAATCTACTTCATTCTCCCAATAATTAACTGCTCCCATTACGATATCTTCTCCGTCTATTCCTACTATGGGTTTGGGCGGCGTTTTCAGAACCGGCATCCCATATTTATCTATATACCCTTCAAAATTCCACTCCATAGGCATAAACAAACAATAAAGTCCACTTTTTGTTTGTCCATTAGCGTTCCTATTAGAAGGGAAAGAATCTTCGTATAAAGATTTAAAATTTCTACCCCCTTTATCCAGAGCATTAGATGTAGACCCCATCATACATTTTCCTATGATTTTACTCCCTAATCGTAAACAGGTTTTTGTAACCCTCCAGTTATTTAATATATTATCCGGTCTTTCCCATTTACCACTCTCATCATGTAAGAGTAATTGTAGTTTTTCTCCATCATAACTATTGTCTCCAGTATTCTTCCAGTCAATAGTTGTGTCCAACCCTTCTAATTCCTCGTTAGATATCTTATGCATATTCTTCTTCGTAATCTTAGACGCTGGGACTCTATATGCTAATTCTGTTTTTGGTTTATCCATCCCGTCCTGTATAGGTTTAAAAAAGAAAGGATAATTGTTAGATATAGGGACAACTTTATCGGTAAACATCTTCTTAGCATCTGATCCTGTTTTAGATAGTATTCCTATTCGAGAATCCTTTGTAATAGTAGCTGTATTAACACCTTCACATGAACTCATAAAGGAAAAACCTGAACGTCTTATTTTTAAGTAACACATTCCAAAACTTCTTTTATCCGCCTTACAGGCCTCCCAAAAAATATAAAAAATTCTATTAGCTTCTCTAAAGTCAGGATGACCAACATCAATTTTAGTCCATTGTAAATACATATAATGAGTTCCTGTTATATAAGTTAAAACCCCGTTATTCATAAACCAATACCCTTGTTCTCTCCTGTCAAACTCTGTTTCAATATAATCTACCCATTGAGATTTAAAATAGTCTGGGGTTTCGTGCCACTGGAATATAGATTTAATTCTTCCAAGTTCTTTTGAGATAGGAGTAACCTCCCATCGTTGGTCTTCTTTTTTCACTCCTTTGTTAGGAATTTTATTCGGAGGTTTGGGTAGAGCAATTTTAAGACCGTTAATATCAATAACTTTTTCAATCTGTCCCGTCTTTGATATAACCACTACATCGTATTTAGGGTTATATCCGTAAGACCAGCTTCTTCCTCTGTTTTTATTAGATATAACAGATTTAGGAATAAACCCTTTTATTTCGGTATATAATTTATTTTGACTTTGATTCTGCAAATCCTTTTGGGGTATTAGGTTTTTTATCTATTATTGTTCCATCCAGAAGAGCTCTTTCTTCTTCTATTCTTTTAAGTATTTCAAAAGCATCCATAATACACAACTTCTTCGTGGCAGCTGCGTTTTTTAATCTATCCGCTGCTAAAGGGTCTTCCGACTCATACTTAATAATATCCTCTTTAGCCACTTTAATTAATTGTTTGACGGCTTTTTCTCCAGCTTCTATTATATTTAATTTAATCTCCTTTATGCTCATTTTCTTCATGTATTTTTTTTATTTCTTGTAAAGCCTTGTCATGACCCGGCATCTGTTTTAAAATTTGTAAAACACCTAATACTAAGTCTCTTGTTTTTTTCTCCTCTAATATTAAGGTTTGTAAGTTAGTGGTAAGAGATTCTACTTTAAATTTAAGAATTCCTATATTTTTTTGTACTCCCATGATTTAATTTTTTTTAAATTTATATATACTATATTTTACTGTTAATTCTTTTCCTTCCTCTATTTTGTGTAGAGTTTTTAATTTTTTATAATGGTAATCCCCTTCCTCTTCTATTAACTCACAATTAGGAGTTTCGCTGTGATTTATAAATCCCCCTAAAGGAGTTCTAATAAAATCATGCTGAAACTCTGGATCGTAA